TTCCTAAAGATACTGGCGGATACGATATATTCCATCACTTCAAACGGATCGCTATTGCCCTTTGGCCTGAGAAGGATAGCAAGGCAGCAGTTAATTTCATCTGGCATCCTTGGGCTGAAAAAATGATACGAGCTGCCTGCGATCACGAATACCTAGCTATCGCTGGCTCTGGTGGCTGCGGTAAGTCGGAGGCTTACGCAATATGGGCTATCATTAACTACATAGCCGATCCTGAGAATACAACGGTCCTTGCTACCTCGACTACGATCAAAGCATCCAAGCAGCGTATCTGGGGCAAGATCACGAAATACTGGGGAGTCTGCGAGCAACTAGGGCTTCCCGGCAAGCTAGTGGATTCTGAGAATAAGATCAGTTATGTAGCGAAAGACGGCAAGCGTTCAGACCTTTCTGGCATCGTCCTCATCCCCGGCGAGAAGAAGAAGGAGCGTGACGCTACAGGTAAGATGCAGGGTATCCACAACAAGAATGTTATCTTCGTCGCTGACGAGCTTTCAGAGCTGTCCGAGGCTATCACCGAGGTTGCGTTCTTCAACTTGTCCAAGGGTTGCGAACGCTTCCAGTTCATCGGCATCTCTAACCCCGCCTCGTATGTGGACGCATTCGGTAAGTTCGCCAAACCTAAAGACGGGTGGGAATCCATCACCGTTGAAGACGAGCAATGGGATACGGTTCGTGGAGTCTGCTTGCACTTCGATGGTGTTAAGAATCCAAACATGATTGCCAAGAAGAAGATTTATTCTTGGATGGAAGGTCCGGCAGACTTTGAGAAGATTCCAGAGGAGGCTAAGAATACCGCATCGTTCTGGAGGATGTATCGCGGATTCTGGTGTCCCGCAGGTATTACCGACCAGATTTACTCAGAAATAGAGATACTAAATTCTAAGGCAACTGATAAGGCTGTATGGCTGGATAACGAGAAGGTTAAAGTTGCGTTCCTCGATCCGTCATTCACGAATGGTGGAGACAGGACCGTTCTTTACTTCGGAACTGTAGGCAAGCTGGCAGAGCCGCATGGATACAAAGGTCTAGAGTATGACGAGTATCTGATCTTCCAAGAAGATGTGACCGACCAATCCATGACGAGATCGCAGCAGGTAGTGCAGTGGTTCCGTAATGAATGTCTAGCGAGAGGTGTTCAGCCTAAGAACGCAGGGTACGATAAGTCCGGCGCTGGTGGTCCGCTAGGTGACTTCATCTCGGTAGCTTGGTCGAAGGATGTTTACGGCTTGCAGTTCGGTGGCAGGGCATCTGAGAAGCCTGTATCGGCCTATGATCCCACTCCGTCTCACGATAGATATGTCAACTCTGTTTCTGAGATTTGGTATTCCGCAAAGGAATATATGCGGACTGGTCAGGTCAAAGGTATCGGCGACGATCTGATGCGAGAGATGTGTATGCGGAAACTTGATCCCAACGGAGAAAAGAATCTTGCTCTTCGTATCAAGGTTCTGCCCAAGTCTGAGATGAAGCAGCGGTTCGGTATCTCTCCTGACATTGCGGACGCAGGGATGGGGCTTCTAGCTCTTGCACGGGAGCGTCTGAACCTAGACAGCACAACTGCGACAAAGGCTCTTAATCCAAACAACAAGTCTGATAGCAAAGGCTGGAAGCAATGCTTCAGCAAGTTTAAGGCAGTTTACGGTTAAACAATAAGTCCTTGAAACTTGTCTCTGTGGAAGATTACGGAATTACTTCGTATCATCCTATTGTCTCTAGGAAACATGTGTGGTTGGCATCCTCTTGAGTAATCTCCGTATGAGTGCTGGATCAGCGAGGTGAATGATACCAGCGGCTTGATGTGTTTGATCAACCAACCATCCCATCCAATCTTTTCGATGCCAACCGGGATGAGCCTGCGAGCTATTCCACCGTATACACCAATTCCACCTACGAGATCGTGTGGAGGATTGGAGTCGCTGGATAGCATGATTGGTTTCTTTAGCTTGATGTATTCAGCTTCCAACTCTCGCATCCAGCCCTTCTTTATCGGAATGCTGTCAGGCTCTAGCCAAACGAAAGGCTTATCCTTCATCACCCCGAATGCCTGATGTAGTGCGTGATTATTCCGCTCTGGGTATGAAGTAACTTTGTCGCAAGCGTCAATGATTAGGACTCTCGTTCCATCTAATCTCTTGCAGTGCTTAACAAGTTTATCGACTTCCTTTGCTTGCCGTTTAGCGCGAACTATTACAGCTTGCATAGAACCATCTCAATAAAAGCCTCAACTCCATTCGCTTCCACAAATGTTTGGTCTATGTCTTTGCTTAATGTGTAGTTGTAATTATTGTCGATAAGCATAACTCTCTTTGCGTATGCGTATGGCTTTAGGTATTCCAAGAACTTCGGGATATAGACATGATGCTTTGCGGGGCTTGATTCATGCGTGAAACTCCATGTGCTTTTGTGATCTGGATTGTAGCGTGAGGGCCATACCCTGCCTTCGTAGAGAACCCAGTCTGGAATTGATACAACTGCGTGTCCACCAGTCTTAATGATCTTCAGCCATTCCACGATAGCGTGAAACGGATTGTGCATGTGTTCCAAGCACTGCGAGGCGTGGAGGTAGTCGAACTTGTTGGAGAAATATTTCGAGATAACATTCGCGTCTCCATGCTCAAGATCAAATGCTCTGCAACTATCATACCAAATCTTGTCGGGTCCACAGCCTACATCAATCCCGCTGCCTGTAAATATCTCGCTCCAGTTGAAGATTCCTAGTTCATCCTCAATCAGTCTTCGGCGCATTGCCTTGCTGGCTTCGTTCATCCTATTAAGTCTCTAACTCGTTGAATATCGAAAGCCATCCGTTCAGATACATTATTCCCCCCGATGCTAGGAAGTGTCTCTTTAATAATCATATCTTCAATCTCAAGCCTAGTTCCGCTAACGCCTTTACTCTGAGCCTCGATTACTAGAACATCCATCGCATAGCTTTTAAGCGTCTTGCCGTTGACTGTTAGCCTCCAATCGCCAGCAGGAGTTTGAGCCTTGTTTACCGTTGTATCCAATAGTCCGCTTTGCAATTTAATACTAATCCCTGCAACACTGGTATTGATTGTGCCATCGTAGCAAAAGGTGGCGTTGTCTCGTTTATAGATACAATCCGGTTGCCATAAGCAAACTTCTTGAATCGTCCTGTGCTTTAATCCTTCTGCAACGCAATTTGCGGAACTCTGATTCCCAATGAAGCAATCAGAACTATTGATAGCGATAGCAAGTTCTAGGTAGTCTTTAATTAAGAGTCTTTCGACTTTCCCGAATCTATTGCAAAACAACTCGTATTCGTGATCGTGTCCAACGAATAACATTCTTCCACCGATAAACTTAACCAGTTCTTTCCAAGGGAATACATGGTTAGCGTATCGCTGAGTCTTGTTAACAATAATCTTGCCTCTGAACTTGTTGTCTTTCGGAGCGGATAGCCAAGGCTTAGAGAAATCTACAGGTTGGTTAATCCATCTAGCGTGAAGTTCTGCAAGCTGAACACCCCAAGGTAATCCCTGCTTCCTGAAATCAACGAATGATTTGTCTATTCTCAGCAGACCTTTAGGCGCACACTTGTTAATATATGGTTGCAGTTCTATCAAAGGCTTGAGCATCTTAACTGCATTCGGATTGTTTTGGATGTAGTAGTCCCCGCCTCCAGCAGCCTGAACTGCAGCAAGGCTTAGAATGATGTCACCAAAGTCTCGTTCATGTAGAAAATTCATTTCTCAACTCTCTTCCAGCAGTAATTAATTTTATCAAAGTCATCCTTCAGATCATCACTCAATCCCTCTCGCTGCACATCAACTGGGACATGCACCGCAGCTTTGAGCGAACAGCTACAGATCAGGCAGGCTCCAAGGCTATTATCTAGTTCTGTCTTTCTTTTGCCGAGGATGCCCTGTATCAGCGTTAGGACTGCACCCATGCAAGCACCGCAGGAGAACTGTAGAGTCGTGTTAAACGGGCAATTAGCGCAAATGCCAGCCCTTCTCTCAGCTTCCTCTTGAGATACGAATGCAGCCTTGCCTGAAAGCGTGGATTGCGCCCAAGCTCTAAGCATGTTTAAGAATGACAGAACAGCAGTTAAAGATAGTCTCCTTCTTTTCATTGTATTAGCGATTGCAGGGCGGCACTTCCTTCCCCAGTGTGGATTCTGTTTGCACATCTCGGATAGGAACTCCTCCTGCCAATTAGGTGAAAGCAATATGCCGTTAGCGTTGCAGTGCGATTTGTATGCGTTGCTGATAGCGCGGAAGTCGTAGTGCTTAAACTCAACTCCGGTCTTTGGAACTTTAATCTTCCAGCCGCCGGGAGGAGAGTCCGACATATCTATAAACTCGTATTCGATCATTGTCTCATGCGCTTGACCGCAAGGACTGCCGAATCTGACGCACCTTTAATCTTAATGCCGTCGATAGAATATCCCCTTGCGTATTTTTCAAGCTCATCATCGTAATCCGCAGACTTCATGTTTGCAAGCCTTGTTCTATTCTTGAACATCTTGTCTGAAATAACTCTCCCGTATTCACGGACATAGGTTTCAAACTCTTTGCTTGTCAAAACATCTCCGAATCTTTTTTGAGCATTAGCCCTAGTTGGAAGAGTCGGTCCTCCACCTTGCTTCAAGATGAGTTCGTTCAGTTCGTTTTCTGGAGTATTCTTAGGGAACGAGAAAACAACTGGAACGCCTAACTTGTATAGCTTATCGCCCCAGTCATCAGCGCGAATTGGTTGACCTAGCGCATTCAATGCCTTCGTTCCAATCCAAGGCCCAACAATCGGAGTGTTAGCGTAGATAGCCCCATCTATAGAAGACCTATCGACAGGATCGTTAATGATGTCAG